GTTTGCGGAGGGCGACTCCGATAACCTGTGGCAGTGGCCGGACGATATCCGCGCGCCGCGGGAGACGGACAGCAAGCCGATCATCACGATCAACAAGACCCGCCAGCACAACCTCGACATCCTGAACGACGCCCGCCAGGCGAAGGTCGGGGTGAAGATCATCCCCACGGGCGGCGAGGCCACCTACGAGAGCGCCGAGGCGTTCATGGGCGTGGTGCGGGCAATCGAGTACCGCTCGAACGCGGACAGCGCCTACCAGCACGGCCTCAAGCACGCGGTGCAGGGCGGCATCGGCTACTGGCGCGTGATGACCGGCTACGCGGCCGACGACACCTTCGACCTTGAGATCATGGTGCGCCGGGTCAAGGATCCGCTGCTCATCTACCTCGACCCGGATATCAACGAGGTCGACGGCTCGGACATGCGGTTCGCCTTCGTGACCGTGCTCGTGCCGAAGGACGAGGCCAAGCGCCGCTATCCCAAGTACGCGGACGACCTGGCCAACACCAGCTTCAACGGCGACGACACGTGGATCTCGCCGGACCACGTCCGCATGGCCGAGTACTGGCGGAAGGTCCCCTCGAAGGACACGCTGATCTCCTACATGAACCCGCTGACCGCCGAGCGCTCGCAGGCGCGGCTGTCGGAGATTCCTGCCCAGCTTCGCAAGGCCATCCTCGATGACGAGGACACGAAGACCCGCGAGATCACGGTCTGGAAGGTCGAGGCGATCACCATCCTCGGCAACAGGATCGTGGAGGAGGAGGACTGGCCGGGCATCTACATCCCCATCGTCCGTGTGATCGGTGAGGAGACCTGCATCGACGGCGTGCTCGACCGCAAGGGCCACACCCGGGCGATCAAGGACGCCCAGCGGATGTTCAACTACAACGCCGCGGCCTTCATCGAGTACGGCGCGCTGCAGACGAAGGTCCCGTGGGTGGCCCCCATGGAGGCCATCGAGGACTACATGGACGAGTACTGGTCGACGGCCAACACCGAGAACCACTCGGTGCTGCCGTTCAACGCCTGGGACGAGCAGGGCAACCAGCTACCGAACCCGCAGCGCCCGCAGCCGCCCACGGGAGCCCCGCTCTACCTCGAAGGCATGAACGTGGCCGCCGAGTGGATGCGCATGGTCTCCGGCCAGTACCAGGCCGACATGGGCGCGCCCTCGAACGAGCGGTCGGGCAAGGCCATCAACGAGCGCCGGCGCGAAGGCGACATGGCGACGTTCCACTACCTCGATCACCAGAGCACGGCGATCAGGTACACGGGCAAAATCTTCATCGACCTGATCCCGAAAATCTACGACACCGAGCGGGTCATGCGTTACCGCGGCGAGGACGGCAACGAGGTTGCGATCAAGATCGACCCGAAGCTGAAGGGCGCGGTCGACTCCGAGCAGACGGAGACCGACCAGAAGGTCACCATCTTCAACCCGAACGTGGGCCGCTACGAGGTCGAGGCCGACGTGGGCAAGTCCTTTGCCACCAAGCGCCAAGAGGCGTTCGAGGCCGGGACCATGATCCTGTCCCAGAACCAAGAACTGACGTCGATCATCGGGGACCTCGTGTTCCAGGCGGCCGACTTCCCCGGCGCCGACGAGATCGCGCGCCGCCTGAAGCGCATGGTGCCGGCGCAAGCTCTGGACGAGGGGGAGAACCCGCAGGTGGCTGCGCTGCAAGGGCAACTGCAGCAGGCCATGGATGCCCTCACCACGATGGCGAAGGAACTGAAGGACAAGTCCGTCGACCAACTGACCGCCCAGGAGAAGAACGCGGTCGCGGCCTACGACTCCCAGACCAAGCGGCTCTCGGCGCTCAAGGAGGCGCTCGGGTTGGATCCGCAAGGCCTGCGCGCGCTGGTCCGCGAGGTCATCGTGGAGGCGATCACCACCTCGGACAGCGGCGCTGCGCTCATGCCCGCGCTCTCGACCGACAACTACGAGGACATTCCCGAGACCATCCCGCAGGCCATGGGTGGTCCGGCCATCGACGGCGCGCCGCCGGAACCCCCGCCGACCGCCTGACCCTTGCGTGACGCGCTGGCGACGGGCATGTTGAGCCCGCTTCGCCAGGCGTTACCGAGGAGGATCAGATGGCCAACGCGCTCCCCATGCCTCCCGTGCCCCTGACCGGCTATGTGCCCGGCGAGATGGGGCGGCGGTCGCAGGCCTCCACCAGAGACTACGTCGAGCGGCATGTGGAGTTCGCGCCGCGCCGCGACCTCGGGCCTGGCGTGTACAGCTTTGTGCCTCGCGAGACTGAAAGCAATTTGATCTACGTCGACACCAGCCCCTACCCTCACACCGTCGTCCTGCCTGGAGATTGGAAAGCCCTATGACCACCGAACCGCTCACCTACGCCTTCATCGCCGCCGACGCCGCTCGCGCGATGGGCATGCCTCCGCACCCGCGGCTGGCCGACCTCTCGATCTGCATCCTGATCGACGGCAACGGATTCATCACCGTGGGCACGTCCTGCCCCACGGACAGCGCCCGGTTCGATGCCGAGATCGGCGCCGACGTCGCGCAGGGGCACGCCTTCAGCGCCCTGCAGGAGGCGCGCAACTACGCGGAGCGCGATCACATGACCTACAGCCCGGCCCTCGCCTCTGCCATCCGGTTGGAGAAGGCCGGCCTCCCCGCTGGCCGGTACGACGTGAACCCCACCTCCGTGCCCGCGCTGACGGTGCCGCCGGACGGCTTCACGATGGCCCGCTCGGCCGACTACCCGCTGAGCGACGGTCTGGTGGATCCCATCGACGTCTCGATGGCTTGGGACGAGGTGCGGGCCCAGGTGGCCGAAGCCGACCCGCCGTTCCCCGGCGCGCTGCTGGGCTACACGGTGGAGCGCGTCACGGGCGGGGGCGAGGTTGTGGAGGGCGAGAACGGGCCCGAGACGACCACGGGGACCGAGGCCGCGCGCCTGACGGTCTACGCCTAGCCATGAGCGGCTGCCCCCACCCGGCCCCGATACCGCACGCGGTGTGCTACACCCTCGTCAACGGCGGCGCGGGTGGGGGAACCATTTGGGCGGTGCACCTGCAGGTGTTCTGCCCTGCCTGCTCCACCCGCTTCCGCTTCGTGGGCAACATGGCGCCCGTCCCTGAGACCGCTGGCCAGGCCATGCTTGACCGCCGCGGCGCGTGGGTGTCGGTTGGCGCCGACGAGATGGGCGTCCTCGTGGAGCCCGATACCGTCCCCGGGGAAGACCTCGGGACCATGCAGACCGTAGGGAGCGCGTGATGAACGTCAGCCTGATCAACCAGCCGGACGTCGGCCGCCACTTCACCCACCACGCCATCGCGAAGGCCGCGCGCGGCATCGCCGGTGAGTTCTGGGAGCAGATGGCCACCGGGCAGAAGTACCGGGGCAAGCTCCACCCGAACGCCAGGAAGGCGGCCAACGACTTCTACAAGGCGTGGCCGGACCAAGACCTGTTCGTGGAAGCCCGGTGGCACGAGTTCATCGACACGGCGCGCGGCGCCATGACCGCGCTGCTGGGCCGCAAAGACCTGTCCGAGCAGGTGAAAGCCGATATCCACGACGCCCTGCGGCTGGACACGCTCGTCAACCCGCGCAAACTCTCCCCCGAGGCCGCTCTGGCCCAGACCATCACCGCGAACATTCCGAAGAGGTAGGACCCCATGAACTACGCACGCTGGCTCCAACTGCGGGGCCCCATGATCACCCGCGCCCCGGATGACGAGGGCGCCGAGTCCCAGACCTCCACCGAGGGCGCGGAAGAAGCCGCCGGGGAAGACGGTGAGGACGACGCTGGCGGCGAGGACGACGCCGAGGGCGAGGCCGGTGAGGAATCGGAGGCCGCTGCTGAAGGCGCGGAGGCCGCTGCCGGTGAAGACGGCGAGGACGAGGTGGGCCAGCAGCCCGCTCGTGTGCCCTGGCAGGTGAAGCGCCTCGCCAAGGTAACGGCGGCGGCCAAGGCGGCCGAGGCGCGCGCTGCGGCGCTGGCCGAGGAGAACGAGGCCCTCAAGGACTTGGCTGGCCGCGGGGATGGCGGTGGCGATACCTCGACCAGCACCACGACCGCCCAGCCCGGAGCGCGCGTCTACACCGAGGCCGAGTTCCAAGCCGAGGCAGCGCGCCGGGCGGGTGTCACCACGCTCAACCAGAAGGTCGACGTGATCTACGACAAGGCCGTCGAGCTTGATCCGAAGTTCACCGAGCGCCTGGGCCCGCTGCGTGAGGCCGTGGGTGAGGATCTCGCCAAGCGGCCGGACTTCTTCAAGGCGCTGACCAAGCTGGATAACGGCGCCGAGGTCATCAACGCGCTGTCGAAGAACCTCGACCACTTCTCCGAGATCCTCGAAGGCGACCCCGTCGACCTGGCGCTGGAACTGGCCAAGATGGACCGGCAGGTGAAGAAGGCTCCGGGGGGTACACCCGCGCCCAGCCGCGCCGGCACCACCCACCGGCCGCCGAAGACCATCGACACCAGCACCACCCCGGCGCCGGACTTGGAGAAGATGAGCGAGGAGGAGTACTCGCAAATCCGCGCCAAGCAGCGCCAGGCGCGCCACGAAGCCCGCGGCGGCTGGTAGACAGCACCACCCACGAACGGCAGGCCCCGGCACCCCACCGGGGCCTTTTTCGTGCCCTCTTGTGATCCAGATGCGCTCGCGATACCTTCCGCTCGCTGGGCACTGGCCTGGCCGCTCTTGGCGCGCAGCCCATGCGGGTTCCTGGGATCCCTCGCCAAAACCCTGATCGGCCCTGAACACCGGCGCGGGCAGTCGGACTTCACTTCATCGAGCGCTGCGAGCGCCGGGGGATCAAATGTCCAACACCCTTCTGACCATCAACATGATCACCCGTGAAGCGGTTGATCTGTTCCGCAACGCGAACGCCTTCATCCAGGCTCTCGACCGCCAGTACGACGATCAGTTCGCCCAGAACGGCTGGAAGATCGGCAACGCGCTGCGCATCCGCCTGCCCAACGACTACGTGGTCCGCACCGGCACCGCGGCGAGCCCGCAGGACACCACGGAAACGAACGTCACGCTGACCCTGGCGACCCAGAAGGGCGTCGACGTCAGCTTCTCGACCCAAGAACGCACCATGAGCTTGGACGACTACTCCGAGCGCGTGCTGCAGCCGATGATCAACGACCTGGCGGGCAACGTCGCGGCCGATATCATCAGCGGGTGCGAAGGCGGCGTGTCCAACTTCGTCTCGAACGTCGACGGCTCGGGCGCCATCATCAGCCCGACCAACGAGACCGTGCTGAACGGCGGGGCCCTGCTCTCCAAGCGCTCGGCCGCGCTGAACAACCGCTGCCTCGTGCTCGACCCGTTCACCATGGCGCGCTCGGTGGCCTCCATGCAGGGCCTCTTCAACCCGACCGCCAAGATCAGCCGCCAGTTCGAAACCGGCCAGGTCTACAACGCCCTGAACTTCAAGTGGTTCGAGGACCAGACGGTCGTCGTCCACACCACGGGCACCTTCACGGCCGGCACCGTCAACGGCGCCAGCCAGACCGGCACCACGCTGGTGGTCAACGCGATCACCGGCACGTTCAAGGTCGGGGATATCATCACCATCGCCGGCGTGAACGCGGTCAACCGCGTGACCAAGGCGAGCGACGGCGTGCTGCAGCAGTTCACGGTCACCTCGAACGTGGCCAGCGGCGCGACCTCGATCCCGATCTACCCGGCCCTCATCGGCCCGAACACGGTCACCGGCGGCCCGTCCCAGTACCAGACCGTCGCGGCCCTCCCGGCCAACGGCGCGGCCCTGTCGCTGGTCAACCAGGCCTCGGAGGTCTACCGCAAGAACTTCGGCTTCCTGCCGAAGGCCATTGCGATGGCCACCGCCGACCTCGTGAAGCCGAAGATGGTCGAAGAGATCGCCAACGCGACCCTCGACGGCGTGCGGATGCGGATGCTGACCGCCTACATGCCCGGGACTGATCAGTTGCTGACTCGCCTGGACGTGCTTTACGGGTATTTGTATATCCGCCCGGAGTGGGCCGTTTGCCTGCCCGATGTGGTCTGACTTCTGACGAAAAACTACTAGCTCTGGGAAGCGCCCGATGCCACAAGCGTCGGGCGTTTTCATTTGGAGCCAGCCGATGGGTAGACCGAAGATCAACGAGGGGCCCTGCTCTGTGGACGGGTGCCAGGTGCCCGCGAAATGCAAGGGTATGTGCGGACCCCACTACATCCGCCACCTTCGCTCCCGCGGCCCGGTGGGGAGCGGGGAAGGCAAGCGGGACCATCCGCTCTACATGATCTGGTGGGAACGTAAGTCTCGCGGCTCTCTGTGCCCCGAGTGGGCGGCGGACTTCGACCGCTTCATACGGGAGGTGGGCAATCGCCCCAGCCCGACCCACCTCCTCCGAACGCTGCGGCACGATGAGCCATACAGTTCCACCAACTTCGAGTGGCTTGGAGCCCTGCGCCGGGAGGATGGCGAAAGCCGCCGCGCCTTCAACGCGCGCAAGTGGGCCAGCCGCCGGGACCGCTTCCCAGAGTACGAGGCCCACACGGCGCTCAAGAGGCGCTACGGCATCACCCCGGAACACTACGCGGCCATGCTCAAGGCCCAGGACGGGAACGGCGCCATATGCCGCCAGCGGGAGAACCCCCTAGACTACAAGACCCTCGCGCCCAAACTGCTCTCGGTGGATCACTGCCACGAGACGAAGAAGGTTCGAGGCCTGCTCTGCTTCCGGTGCAACACCAGCATCGGAAAGTTTGAGCACGATCCTGAACTGCTCCGGCGCGCCGCACTTTTCTGCGAACGAAAGCTCTTGATCATCATCGAAAGTGATGGCTCATAGGCGGGGACGGGACGCCAGACCCGAACCGAGGAGCTACCGATGACCGCCACCCTGAACCGCGTAGAGATCACCCCCGAGACCGACCGGCCGGACCTTCCCGCGCCGAGCATCGTGGTCCGCCCCTACTACGCGGGTGTCGACCGCCCCGAGGGCATGGGGGTCGCCCTGCCCGACACCCCCGCAGGCCGCAAGCTGGCCGAGCGCCTGAAGCGCGCCATC